AAGGCAGCCGCCACAGCCGCTGCCGTGAACGGCAGGCCGGCAACCGTAAGGGTAAGGCTCCCAGTAACTGCCTGGAGGACGCTGGTCGCGAGCATCCCGGGCTTGGCAAGGCCACGCAGGAACCCAGCGAAGCCGCTCGCGTAGCTGCCGTACTTGGCGAAGCTCAGGGAGGGCGGCTTGGTGGCCCCACCGTTGTAACCGGCGAAGTAGACGCTGGCCATGGCGTACTCGAGGCACACGCTGGTCATGGGCGAGGAGGTCGCCTGGGTGAAGCCTGCGCCACTGATCGTGACCGTGCCCACACCAGTCACGGTGGAGTAAGTGCCGAGCGCGGTGATGTAGGTGCCGGGCGGCAGTCCCACGGCGAGCGAGGACTGGAGCATCTGGCCGACAGCCAGGGTGCCCTGGGAAGTGCTCGTGACGGTCAGCGTGTTGGCGGAGCAGGTGGCGGTGCCGGCCCAGTTGTAGGTGCCGAAGTAGGCGCCGACCAGGGCGGCTGAGGTGAAGGAGGTGATGGCCGGGTTCGTGGGCGAGCTCGCCCAGGACGGCAGAAGCGGGTTCTGCGAGAGCAGAAGACCGTTCAAGGCGAGAGGATTCCCGCCAGCAGCCAAGACGCTCGGCACGACAGAGACGATTGTTGAGGCAGGAATGCTCATGCTGTTTCCTTATCGGGGAGTGGTTGAGACGTTGACAATGGTGCCAATATTGGCAGAGGCCATGAATTGCATCGGAATGGTCACCCCTGTGGTGATATTGATGTGCACCTTTACGATGTACCGGGACTCATATTGCTGCTCCTCATTGGTGAAAGCCATGGACTGAGGATCGTCGGAGTAGAGGGGCTCCATGGCGGAGTACCCGTTGGCGGCGACGTAGGCGCCAAAGAAGTCACAACCAGGTTCGGTGCCGAAGAGCGTGCTGATTGCGCTGGCAAGGTCGCCCGCGCCAACACCGTAGCAGTCGCACTGTATGATGACGTCGAAGGAGTTTTCAACGGACTCCGTACCGTTCGTGACGTTGTAGCTAGCGTCGAAGGTGGAGAGGCTCTTCTGACTGGTCTGGGTCATGACAATGTAAAGACCCGTCGGGGTCGCCGCGCCATTCTGCCGGCCCTGGATGACGTGGTTGGCGTCAAGACCTGTCACGGCCATCAGCCATGCCTGCAAGACGGTGAAGACTTGCAGAATAGGCGTCTCGAGTGTGTAGCCAGCCATCAGGACACCTGCTTCTGAAGAAGAGCCGAGCACCAATCCGGCCACGTTTCGATCACCTGAACTACAAGGTAGATCGCGCCGTCCGGGAGAATCAGGCGATCCCCGCCAAGACCAGCCGCGCGGTCAATTCCGGTGAGAATCTTGTCGCACCAAACTTTGCGGCTGATCCCCGAGAGGTTCTGTTCTTGAATGTGCTTGATGTCAGCAGCGGTAAGTTGCTGCGCCTGGCATGAAATGGCAAGGGGAGCGTTGTAGGTGGGGGTCAAGATGCCGCCAGCAGCAGATGAGGTCCCCGTATTCTTGTACCACTGGCACGTCATCATTGGGTTGATGCCGCAGATAGCGTTGGCGACCAGATCATGGAGACTCATAGGACAATCCTGAAGTCGGCGGAGTTGATGAGGTTGTGGGAATCAATTAGTGGGTGATCAAAACCCTTTGCGTTCTTGGTGGCCTCGGTGAGCGGAGGATCGGAGAAGTCGTTCATCGAGGCTTGCAGCTGTTCCTTGATCTTGAGACCGCAGAGCTGCAGGGCGTCATATGCGTAGTAGTTGTTTGCCTTCAATGCAGCGGCAAGGAGACGATGCCAGGTCGGAGATTGCTTCGTCACCATGTCGTCGAAGAACGGTCGTGGAGGCAGGTTGTTCGGCGCGTACCCGTAGTTGAGGACCGCTGCGATGTAAGGTGCAGGAACTCCACCAGGCATGCCGCGCGCTTCTTTGGGCGTCTTCTTCCAGTTCTTGCTCTTCTTCATGGGGCGTGGGCCGTTCCAGCCTGCGGTCGAGCCCTCAAGAAAACCAACCTCAACACGTGGCTGGTAGTTGCTTCCAGCCATCCCCTGCTGCATCTGAGTCAGCAAGGCCGTGAGCTTGTCTCCTCCCGTGAAGACGTCCATCAGAAACCTCCGAAGCCAAACTCTTCTGGGCAGTGCGGGCGCGCGAAGTGTCCGCCCAGCCGGTAGGGAAGAGAGGCCTGCCAGTAAGCTGCGCCGTACTTGGTTTGCATGAACCACGCCGCTCCCGGATCGGTCTTCATCTCGGTGCTGCCGTGAACCGACCCCTCGCCGGCAGAACTGATGCGACCAACCAACTGTGTGGACGCTTGGCCGTTCACACCGCCGTTGAGCGCGGCGATGTGAGCAGTCAGCATGTTCATGAATGTATCGAGCGTGGTCTGGTCCGAGACAGGACCGGCACCGTCGTTCCGGCAGTAGAACCCAGCCTCATTGAAATACATCTGGAGCAGCGCCTGGCTGAGCGTGCTGAACTCAGGATATCGCAAGGTGAAGTTGGCGAAGTTGAATACTGACGGAACGGCCATGGCCTACTCCTCGAGAGCGTCGCGATCGTCAAGAGCACCGCCAACCACGCGGCCACTCTTGTCCTTCAGTTCTTGTTTGGGATCCAACTGCTCGAACCCGGTCTTCATGGATTCCACATCCTTGGCTCGCGCGACACCGTCGGCCTTCTTCGCGTTCTCGACGGCCCACAGCATGCCGTTCTTCAAGGGTGCGTACTCCGCCCCGACCTTTTTCTTCCAGGCCTCCCAGAAGTCCTTGGCGACGGGAGTGCAGGTGGAGCCGAACACGATGAGCTTCTCGTCGGTGGGCTTGAACCTGGGGTGCGGCTGGATGTACTTGGCGGATCGAGGCAGCGTAACGCGCTTGATCTCACCGTCCACTTCCAGACACATGGTCAGGCCGTTGGGAAGCTTGCAATAGACGTTGAGGTATTCAGTGGCCATGGTGGATTAGGCTCCGAGAAGACTGCTGATGGCAGCGGCGATCTTGATGATGGTGCCCCAGGTTCCGCCGGACTTCTTCTGGTGGGTGCTGGAGGTCTTGCGGACGATGGCGTGCGCGCGCAGCTTCTCGGTGAAGGCGCAGAAGCCGGTCTTCTGGCCCTGGACCTTGGGAGCGATGAGCTGCACGAGGTTGCCCGACGCGGTGACGTACTGCTGCGCGGTCTTGAACTCCATCTTGGGGAAGGCCTCCTTGAGGTAAGCCTTGACGGACGGGGTGCCGTAGACGTTCTGCATCGGGGTCAGCAGGTAGGGCTGCAGGGTGGAGGGCAGGGCCAGGATCAGCTCATCCTCCATTTCCAGGTTGCCGTTCAGCTGAGTCTGCAGGGTGACAAACAGGTTCTGGATGTCGGCCACGATCTGGACGCCGGTCGCGGACTTCCACACACCGTTGAGCGGGGTGAGGGAGGGCAGCAGCGCGGGGTCGTTCAGCAGACCGTAGTTGGAGATGCCGGCGACACCGAAGAAGTACGTCCGGTTCTGGAAGGTGTTCATGATCAGCGCGGAGGAGACGTTCTGCTCGGCGGCCCAGTCGATCTTCGCGAGACCGGCCTTGGCCAGTTCCTTGTCGCCCCAGCGGGTGAAGGTCTGGTAGGCGTACGACTGGCGAGGAACCCAGTTGGCGTTGGCGCCGACCAGCCCGTTGTCGTTGTCGTCACCGTAGGACGACACTTCGCCGGTGGACTCGATGATGGGGAACTGCGCGGAATCCATCAGCCAGTCGCCCTTCTTGACTTCGCCGAAGATGTCCACGGCCTTCATCGGGGTGGTGAGCACCCGCACGATCTCCGGGTCCAGGTAGTTGCTCAGGTAATTCGGGATGCCGGCATTGCTGGCGGTCACGAGCCCGGACTGGAGCAGGTTGGTGGGAGCGTCCATGGCCATCTGAATGGCCTGGTCGAAGCTCATCCCGATGGGGGAGTGGGTGTCGACGCAGGGGATGATGGCGTGGTCGCCGCTGTCCATGCCGATGCCGTAGCGCTCGGCGAGGAGTTGGGTCTTGTCAGTGAACTTCTTCATGGTTCTGGCTCCTTACCAGCGAGTGCCGATTTTGACGAGGTCGCCCACGTTGCCGGCGGAGTTGAAGTACCAGGGGGTCTCGATCCAGGCCGAGAAGTTGCAGGCCTGCGCTGTGATGGTGCCGGTCGTCGCTGCGGACAGGATGACCGTGCCGCTGGTCCCGTTGAAGGTGCCGAGCGCCGCGATGTAGGTGCCGGCGGGGACGCTGGTGATGGCCTGGACCATCTGGCCCACGGCGATGGCGCCGCTGGTGATGGTGTTGATGGTCATGGTGGTGGAGCTGGTGCTCGAGACGCTGGAGCAGACGCAGCCGCCGATGCCCACGTTGGCGACGGTGGTGAAGGTGCCGCCGGTCGACGCGGTCACAGCCGCCTGGGTCAGGTTGACGGTGCCGGCGGTGCCGTTGTAAGTACCGAGGGTCTCGATGTAGGTCGGGAACTGGCTGTTGAGACCGGGACCACTGACCTGCTGACCGACAGCAACGACGCCGCTGGTAAGGGTGGTGATGTTCATGCTGTAGCTACCAGCAGTGGTAGTGGCCACGATGGAAGCGGCAGAGCCGACGTTGGCGGTGGGGAACGCACCGGCTGCGGCCGGGTAGACGTCGCCGCTGAACAGGTTCACGAACACCTTGTTGCCGATGGCCGCGTCGGCGTAGACCGTCTTGGCCCAGAAGTCGCCCCGGTTGTAAAGGGTGACAGGATAGCCTGCGGGAACGACCAGGCCAGACTGGCTCAGCCAGGTGGTGATCAGCACCTGCTGCTCGTTGCCGACGAAGCCGTCAGGCAGCGTGGGAGCGGTGGGGCTGAAGTTGTTGACGACGCTCAGGCCGGTGAGCGCGGTGTAGCTCTGCCAGCCGAACTTGCCGACCGTGCACCCGAGAATACCTGCGGTGAGGTTGAACGGACCCGCATCCACCGTGGCGGTGGGGTTCATCGAGGCGCGAGCACCCCAGACGGCGGGAGCCGGGTAGAGTCCGACTGCTTGCTGAAAACCGGTCATGTTCTGTACTCCTTAAGCCAGGCCGGGGAGCTTGGGGAACTCCTCGAGCAGGGACTTGGTGACGGCCGCATCCTGCGCGAACTTGGCCTTGGGGGTGGTCTTCTCGCTCTTGAGAAGGGTCTGGAGGACCGCCTTGTAGGCGACCTTGGGCACGCCAGCGAGGTCCGCGCCCTTGGCGTCGAGGGCCATCTTGTAGATGGAGGCGGCGGAGTCGGCGGCGAAGACGTTGACCTTACCGACGATGGGCTTCACGATCTCGGCCGCTTCATAGCGGGCGGCGAGGCGACGCACGGCCAGGTCCGCACCCTCGGTGCGGGCGGAGTCCATGGCGGAGTCGAGCGCACGCTTGGCCTTCTTGTCCTTGGCTTCGTTGCGCTCGCCCTCTTCGTCATCCTCATCGAAGTCGCCTTCGCGACCTTCGAGGTCTTCTTCGTTGCCGGGGACCTTCTTGTCCTTCGCCTTCTTGTCCCTCGCCTTCTTGTCCCTCGCCTTCTTGGCGTCAGCGGCCTTCTTGTCCTTGGCCTTCTTGTCCTCGTCCTCGTCCTCGTCCTCGTCGTCCTCGTCGTCCTCGTCGTCCTCGTCCTCGTCCTCGTCTTCCGCCTCGTCTTCGGCGGCCTTCTTCTTCATCTTCTTGGCATTCTTCTTGAACGCCTCGGGGAGCGCGTCCTCGTTCTCTCCGTCCTCGTCCTCGGCCTCCTCTTCCTTCTTCTTGTCCATGGCGAGGGTGGATGGCATCAGGGCATTGAGCACCTTGCGGAGGTCCGCGAAGGACTCGTCCTGGGCGATGCGGGAACCGAAGCGCTCCTTGACGGTGCCGACGATACCGTCTATCTGGCGGTCGTAGCGGCCAGGGGAGATGGACTTGCACAGCGCCTCGAGCTCGACGCTCTGGAGGGACTGGTCAGCGGCCAGTTTCGGCACGATGTAGGTGGCGAGGGCACCCATGACGCGGTGCCCCTGGGGGGTGAGGGTGATCATTTTCTTGCCCATTTGGGCTCCTTGTTGAAAGGGATTACTTACCCTCGGCAAACTTGCCGAGCTTGAACTTCCGCTCTGCGGCGCTGATGCGCTTGTCGATCTTCGTCTGGTCCTCCTTCCCGTACTGACTTCTGTTCTTGGTCATCCCGAAGTAGGAGGCTGCAGCTCTCACGTGCTCGGGCGTGTCCAGAGGATATTTGTTGTTCTTGGGGTCGGCGAACTGCACATCGCCGTACTCGCGCTCACCGGACTTGGCGCTGACGTCGTCGCGTTTGGTGATCGAATCCTGACAAGAAAGGTCTTTTGGCATTGAATCGTGCCATGGCGCAATTTGACCCAGCGACGTGTGCACAGGCTTCCCGAACTTGATATAGCCAGAATTATGCTCACTTGCCTTGGCTGTGTGCACAGCTTTCTTTTCTTCGGTTGGCGCGACCTTGGCGGCACGTGTGTGTTCTGTCCACGCTTTTAGATGCGCATTTTGAATATCCTTCCGTGGCGCGTTTGCTTTCTCCAGCTTTGCCGCGTTCTTTGTAGCTTCACGTGCTTTCCCCGCAGCACTAGAATACTGGTTGATCCCCTCCGGGTTGCTGTCCTTCGCTCCGCCCGACCGCCGAGTCTCAAGCTCAGCGGCTTTCTCGTGGTAGGCTGCCTTTTCCTCATGGCCCCGCACTGGAAAATTGTTCCCCGTTGCTTTGGCTTTTTCTGCGGCGTTGCGATGTGCTTCTGCGGCCTTTGTGTGTGCCGCTGCCGCTTTGGCGTGCTCGCTCGTCGTGGACGAAAGTTTGGCGGCCTTGTTGGACGCGCTCTTAGCTGCTGCGGCCGCGCTGTTGTACTGGTTGATCCCCTCCGGGTTGCTGTCTTTCGCGCCACCGGCAGGCTTCTCGAACTCAGCGGCGACCTCGTCCCAGTACTTCGCCTGCTTGGCGAACCCGGCGCTGCGGTGGAGGCGCGCGGCCTCGCGGGAGAGCCTCGCCGCCTGCTTGCGGTTCTCGGGCGTGGGCTGCATCCCGGCGAGCGTGCCGGCGGACTTGGCCGCTGCTTCTGCGGTCTCGTAGTCCGAGCCGTGCACTTCCTTCGTGATGCTGCCGTCCATAGCCGCGTCTTTTCCTTTGGCGATCTCGGCTGAGGCCAGGCGATGCTCCTTGGCTGCTGCCAAGTGGTGTGCGGCCGCTTCCCTATTGCCAAGTGACTCATGTTCCTTTGCTGCTCTCGTGTGAACCCTCGCCGCCAGATCATGCTTGGCAGTAGTGCCCTCTTTCATGGCCCTCTTCGAGGTGACGCTGCCACTGACTGAGGTGTTGTAACCCTCGTCGCTCTGGGCGTTGACAGACCCACGATAGTTGGCCCCAGCTTCGCGACGGTTATTCACAGTAGGCGCTGCAGCTTCCTTGGCCTTTACCGCATGCTCGGCAGCCTTCTCAGCATGGCCACCGCCCGAGTACTGGCTGATACCCTCTGGGTTGCTGTCAATTCCGAACAGCACGGCGCGGACCTTTTCGGTCGCGCCCAAACCCAGCGCGGTGCTGACCTTCCGGTAGTCGACCACATTTGCACATCCATTCTTGGAATCCATGACCTTAACGTCGTGCCCTGCCCGCCCTTCCGTGACCAGCGCCACGTGGTTGCCCTGAATGTCACGCATGATGCCGTCGTAATGCTGCCCCTCGAAGGTGCCGGGCGTCATGTCGGGCTGGTAGCGATATGCGCAGGACAGCTCGTGCTTCTTCCTGGCCTGGATGTCGTCGATGGCGGACTTGGCATGCAGGACCAGTGTGTTGTTGAGGTAGGTGCCGTCGAACTCCGCGTCCGTCCCGGTCGAGCCGACGTAGAGCGCCTTGACTTCCGGCTTGTCCATGTCGAAACTGCTGACCGGGATGTGCTTGCTCAGGATGGGGAGGTTGTTGAATGTCGGGGCGGCCTTCTCCAGTTCCTTCGGATCGCGCAGCAGGTAGTAGACCTTGTTGGGGTCAAGACCCAGCTGCTCGCAGCCCGGGATCTCCGAACCCTTGTACGGATTGACCGTGGCCTTGCTGATCGGGTTGGGCTCGACGTGCAGGTAGCCATTGGCGTCGATCCGGCGGGCGGACTGCTTGTCGAGTGCCAGGGTGATGCTCATCGTTCTGCCCTTTCGGTGACGTGATGGCCGGGTCTGTACACGCTACTGTGCCGGCGCGTCGGTGGGGACGTCGGACGCCGCGATCTCCAGCGGTGCCACGTTCTCAGCGACGGTGGTGGCGTCAGCAGGCAGCGGCTGCACGGTGCGGAAGCGCGGCGCTCCGGTCGTGGCGTCGAACTCGATCACCGTGGCGGTCCCGTCCTCGTTGACGCCGAAGTAGGCCACGCTGCGGTCCAGGGCCGCGATCGCCGGCAGCTCTGCCTCGTACTCGGCGTGGAGCTTGCCGACCGTGTTCTGCATGATGTCGGTGGCCTTCTCGACGTTGGCCTTCATCTTGTTGACGCTGTCCAGAAGGGACATAATTCTCTCCTTGTTATTTGCCCGCTGCCTTGAGCGAGTTGGCGGTTGTGAGGTGGTTGGTGGCAGTCGTCTGTGCGATGGCGGCCTTGGCGGTGGAGGTTCCGGCGACATTCCACGCGGCGCTCGCAGCCTGGTGCGCCTGGTACGCGGCGAAGTGCAGCTGTGAAGTGTTGAGGGTGTTGGCCTTCGCGGTGATGGAGTCGGCGTCTGCCGAGGCTTTGACTGCTGCGTCCTGGGCGATGGACATGTGAACTCCTGTGTGAATACGTAAGACGAGGTTCGACGAGCTTCTGCTTGCTGCATGGTGGGAAACATTTACGGTGGTCAACCGGACTCGGTAAAGTTGCACTAACAAGACAGGTCGCGACTTTGAGGTTCCTTTATTTACTCCATTACTTAATTACCAATATTTCAAAAGTAGTACAGTAGAAATAGACAGATATAAAAGGGAGAGGGCGAGAGTATATAGAGTTTGGGACCTCGGTAACGCGGCAGTCAGTAATAATCCGACTACTGCGGTGCAGACCGCGCAGCCCTTTCATGCATCTGCGATTCGTTGGTGAAGATGGCGGCCTCATCCATCATTCCAGCGTTCAGAAGTGCATAGGCTGCAGCGATGCAGGACTGTGCAGCCGAGTTCAGGTTCATAAAGGTCGGCTGCGCAGCGGCTTTTGCAGACGCATTGTGCGCGCTGGAGATGATGTCCAGGAGCTCGAGGGACCCGAGCGGCCCGGTTACGTCGGCCGGGGCCTCACCCGACACCTGGACCGACTCCATGGACTCCAGTTCAGCCTGATCGGCTGCGAGCTGCACCTCGTCTGCTTTGATCTTGTCTTGAAGGTCGCTCATTTGACACTCCTGTAACCTGGGATGATGGACGATGAAAGACAACCGCAGTTGATGGCCTCACCTGGCAGCACCAGTCCAAAGCCGTCGTCAAAGTCATGACCCTCATCAACCGGGTAGCTTTGACCGTCAAAATCCTCGTGCTCCTCGCGCGGGTGGAGGGACGCGCCCGTATGCTGCCACTCCGCCTCGGTGATGCCGCAGTCCAGCTGGCGGGTGCGATGGAAGAGCGCCGTCATCTTGTTGTTCTGGTCCCGGGCGATGAGCGCGGCGCGGCGGCGCGTGACGCCGAACCGGTCCTCTAGGTTCTTGGTGAATCCGACGACGTCCCGGCCCTTCTCGATGCTCTCCTTCGCCATCTTGCGGATCTCGCCGAACGCCTTCTTGGGGATGCTCGGTCCGTCCTTGATGCGCCGGTTGCTGATGAGGTCGACGTTGTCCTTGAGCTGGTTCTTGATCGTCTGCTTGAGGCGGTCGGTCATATCGAACTTGACGGCGAACTTGCGCCAGATGTGCTCGGTGTCCGCGATGGAGTCCATCGTCACTGCGGTGCGGTCGCCCAGGACCGTCGGTGGGGGAACCTGGATGCCGACCTTCTTGAGCGCGTCGGCGAAGGCCAGGTCGTGGTGGCGGAGTGCCATGTAGACGGCCTCGAAGGCGATGCTCAGCGCGCGCTCGTTGCAGATCTCGACCCACTTCTCTTCCAGGTTGCTGAGCTTGTGGTTCATCTCGCCGTGGGGGAAGGTCGCCCAGGTGATCGGGCCTTCGCGGTCGGCGCGGGAGTAGAGAGGGACCAGTTCACTGGCGACGTCCCGGAACATTTCGCCCACGAGCTTCGTCAGCTGCTTTTCGTACCACGCACGCACGCCCGCGCTGGGGCGAACCGGCGCGAGCTTGACGGGATCAGGTCCCGGTGCGTGGAGTTGGATGGTCACAGATTACTCGTGTATACACGGTTGTGCTGGTCAGCAAACTTTTCGTGGCGCTCCGCCGCCTTTTCGTGAACTTTTGCGTCTTCTTTGGTGGGCGCGTGCTCTGCTGCTTTCAAGTGTGCTGACGCAGCTTGGTGGTGAAGATCTTCAGCCTTCATGTGCGCTGACGAATTGCGCCCACGCGCCTCTGCCTCGTGGGTGGCCTTCTGTGCCACCTTGGTCTTCTCTGAAGCTTTCGCTTTCAGCCCACTAGCACCCGTGTACTGGTTGATCCCCTCAGGATTGGAGTCCTGCGTGATGCTGCCTCGAATGTCTTTCATCGTTGTTACCTCCGTCGTAATTTTCCTGCTGAACCTATGTGCTTAGTCAGATCGCGCGACGACCGTAGTTGTGTCGCTCGCTCGTCAGTTCGTCAGTTCCCGTCCCCGTTGGTGCAGGTGCCGTCGTCAGTTCCCACGACGGTCGTGGTGCCCGGGACTTCGGCCTCGGTCTGGACCATGCCGACCTGCATCTCCTGCTGGAGAGTGGTGTTGACGGAGACGGCGGTGCCCACGCAGGGGATGTCGCCGAGGCAAAGGTGCGCCATCTGAACAGTCGGCGCAGAAGAGGGATCGACCTGAACGGTGCGGCCGCAGCACTGGAAGACGTAGACGCTCATCAGAGCTTCTCCTTGGGGAGATTGGTTTTGAGGGACTTGAACTGGGTCGCGAAGCCCTGCTCCCGGAGCGCGGCGACCAAGCGCGGTCCTTCGATCTTGTGGTCAAACTCAATGGGCACTTCGAGCTTTGCTTCAAGGTAGATGTGCACGAGCATTGGGTGCAGGTGGAAGCGGAAGAAGCGGAGAACTTCCTTGTCGCTGACGGCGTTCACAGTTCCACCTCCTCGGGCAACGGGGACGATTCCATCTTGTGGTGCGCGATCGCGGCCTCGTGAGCGTCGATGTAGTTCTCGTGCACGACCTTGTTCTCACGGTTGGCTGGAGCCAGAGCAGCTTTGTGCGCATCAAGCGCGCGGCTGTGTGCATTGGCAGCCCGCTCGTGTGCCGCTCTGGTTCCAGTTTTGTGGGCCACGTTGGTGGCCTTCTGCGCAACCGCGCTTGCCTTCATCGCCGAGACTGAAGGATCTTCGTCGTCACCGCCGATCTTGCCGGTGTGCTGATTTCCTGCCCACAGCCCTGCGTCCATGGCCACGCGCTGGGCGTCCTCCAGCATCATGTCAGACGCAATGCGCAACATATCGGGCATTGCGTCGTTGCTGTTCTGCGCAGCGGTGAAGTCCGCGTCGGGATTTCCGCCAGCCTTGCCGCCCTTCTTCGTCCCACCGGGCTGCGGCGCGACCAACTTGCCCTCAGGCTTGTCGACGTCGAGGTTGTCGAAGCCGCTGTCGGGATCTGCCGCCACCTTGGCACGCACCTCTTCGGGCGTCACGACCCCGGCCGTAATCAGCGCGACGTCGCGGTCGCCGTCCGACTTCCGCATCAGGGCCTTCTCCTTCTCCGTCTCGCTTACCAGCGTGACGAAGTCGAAGGTGATGTCGTCGTAGATCTCGCCGAAGAGGTCGAGCATGACGATCTTCGTCAGTGCCTCCAACGGGCGGCGGAAGTCCGACTCCTGCTTGGTGTTGACATGGTTGTTGTAGATGGTGATGTCGGTCTCCGCCGTCGCGGTGAGTCCGACCGGCGACAGACCGAAGAGGATGGTGAGCGGAGTCTTCGCGACCGAAGCCATGTGCTCCTGCGCCTGCGCCTGCAGCTTGTCCAGCCCGGCGAGCGAGGTGGACTCCTTGCTCATCTCCTCCGTGGCCTTGTCGCACATGAAGACGCCCTGGTTGTTCTGCATCGCTGTGTAGAACTTCATGCGCCGCAGGAAGCCCTCGTAGTTCTGCCCCTGCAGGATGCCCGTCATGTCGGTCTTGAAGACCGTGGTGGAGAAGTTCTTGAGCAGGCGACCCACGGAGTCCCGAGTCTGCAGCCAGTAGTCCACATACGGCTGGGCCAGCTGGGAGAGCGAGATACCCGAGAAGTTGTAGACGGGCTTCAGCAGGTCGGGCAGGGGATGGGGGATGAACGTCAGCAGCCGGGAGGTGTGCACCTTCTTGGAGTAGACCCACCACGTGCTCGGCTCATAGTAGTCCTGCGCGAGCGGGTCGTCGGCGTTGTAGTCACCAGGGTAGGTGGCGATCGGCTCGATGCCTTTGAGCCGCTTCAGACTGCCCTTCTTGATCTTCTCTTTCTGGATGAGTAGGGGCGTGCCCAGCTCTTCGTCGTCGTCCTCGAAGTCCATGAAGATCTGGGAGCGGCCCATTGAGCGCCCGGTCCGGGCCGCCCAGTTGAACCACTCCTTCACGTGCAGCTGGCTGAATCGCAGATTGATCTTCTTGATGATATCGTCGCGGCCCTCTCCGGACTCCGAGCGGAACTCGATCCACTTGCGGGTCATCTCGTCGGCGGTCTTCTCATAGAGGTCACGATACTCCGTTATCTGCGTCAGCTCGGTGAGGTAGGGAAAGCCCGGGAACCCACCATACGACATGAGCCCGTTGCGACCGTGCCCTGCGAGCAGAGGGCCAACCGCTGCGTCCATAGCCAGCACGTGCTCATCGGGGCAGACCAGGTTCTTGATGGGAGGAACGTAGGGCGTCAGCGCGAACTTCGGGCGGGGAAGCTCAAGACGACCCTCACCGGAAGTCAGCGCGAAGGACATGGCCTCGTCGCTGATGGTGAACATCTGCCGCTTGTATTCCTTGTGCGCAATGGCGACGTTCTCGCCCTGCGCCTTGCGGCGACGAGCGAGCTCACGGTTGTTGCGCCAGTCGCGGATGGGGTGGAAGGAGATCGTCACAGCGCACCTACAATCGCAAGAAGTTCGTCAGTGATCTGCATCGGGCCGGGTGTTCCAGTCGCTTCTTCCAGTGCACCGACGAAGGCGTCGACGTCGTCGTCGTGCTTGATGGCGGGGAAGTTGGCGCACTGGTCCTCGAAGTCCGAAGTCCAATCTTCGTTCTCGAACATCCACACCAGGCCGCTCTCGTGGTTCGGCGACATCAGCTCAGCACGGAGCACCTTGTCCAGCACAGCCGGCACTTCGAACAGAGGAACGCGGGTCTCGCGCTTCATGGTCTGCACTGTGGCCTTACCGCTTGCCGACCCGCCGCCTTCAACGACGACCTTGACCGGGTTCCACATGTCGAAGAGCGTCTTGACTTTGTCCTTCACGTCGGGGAACGGCAGCTGTGCCTTCCACACGTTGAGGACGTAGTAGCGAGATTTGGCCACACCGAGTGTGACGCAGGCGGAGTAGTCAGACTTCTTCTTCTCACCCAGGGCCGTGTCCCAGCGCTGAATGATGCGTTCGATGCCCAGCTCACACAGATACATCTTGCGCTCTTCCTTCGTCATGAGCGTCAGCTGCGTCGGAGCGCGGATCTTCTTCCAGTTTTCTCGCTTGAAGATGTTGCCTTCTGCGGCACTCGGACGCTGCTGGTAGAGCGCGGCCCACACACGTGACCCGACGGCCCTCTTGATGCGGGCGAGGGACTCAACACCAAACCGCTCAGGGTGAAGTGCTTCGTCCTTCTTGCGCAGCAGATTGCCGTTCTCGTCGTATTCGTCTTCCTCGGCGATGGCGGGGAAACGGAATTCGTCCCAATGCTCCCCGTCCTTCTTCGCCTCGTCGAGCAGATGGCCGGCGAGGTCGTCCATGTGCCAGCGAGTCATGATGATAAGGATGCCTCCGCCCGGAGCGCAGCGGGTGTAAAGCGTGGACTTGAACCAGTCGAGGATGCCGTCGCGCACAGTCTGACTGTGGGCCTCCGCTGCATCCTTCAGGGGATCGTCCACCAGCAGGATCTCGCCGCCTCTGCCGGTAATGCCGGCGCCGACACCTGCGCTCTTGTAGACGCCCTTGTGCTTGACGACCTCGAAGATATCAGAATTGCGCAGGTAGCTGCCGTCAGCGACCGTGCGCACATTTGAGCCATTGAGCGACGTCTCAGGGAACAGCTCCTGGTATTCTTCGCTGTCGATGACGCGCTGCACGTCCCGGTTCATGGAGGACGCGAGATCGCTGGCGTAAGAAGTCGCGATGATGGAGAGGTCGGGATTCTTGCCGAGAGCGAAGGCCGGAAAGCGACGCGAGACCAACTCGGACTTGCCGCTGCGTGGGGGAGCTTCGATGATCAGTCGCGGAGACTTGCCGGCCTCGACGTCGGCGAGGAACTGGTCAAGGCGCGAAGCAAGACGACGGTGAAACCACCCGGCCTTGTATCCCGGATAGGTGAACAGCGTAAAGTGCAACATCTTGCGGCGAGCGCGTTCGGCGATCAACGCAAGAAGTTCCAGTTTCGCTGCACGTTCGGACTTCTTGGCACGCTCCGCTGCTTCGGCCGCGATCTCCGCGTCCCACGCTGCCTTCTTGGCAGCATTCTTGGCCTTCATCCTGGCCAGGGAGCCGGTGCTCATTGAGCGTTGCCGGCGCGTTGTGCGATGAGTGCATCCAGCTCATCGTCCGTGAGTTCCTTCTTGGTGCGCCCGTCGCCGCCGTTCATGGTGACTTCAGTGCGGTCACGGAAGATCTCCGGCTTCCGGCCCTTGAGGAGGAACGTCGTCAGTGCATCGCTGTATTCGAGGATGTAGCCGCAGATGTCTCCCTTGTAGAACACCGGCTTGGTGCATCCCTCGAAGGCACGGCGCTGTGCACTTTCCTCGAGCTTGTCGTAGCCACGGGCGTATGCATACTCCCACTTCTCGTGGAATTCTTTGTCGAACCGTTTTCGGTCATACGCCGTGAGCCGGTTGACGTTTGCAGCTTCACAGGCCTTCGTGACGTTTGCAGTCTCGCTGAGAACTTCGAAGAACACATCCCAGTCCTCGGACGGAACAGGGACGCCCGGATTTCGCCGGGGTTTCTTTGTGTTCTTGTCGGTTGCAGGGTTGGCCATGACTGGGTGGTTCCTCTACGAGCGCACACGTAAAAATAACCCGTCAAGATTCTCCTGTAAAGTGCTAATTTATGCACTTTATAAAATAGTTTTTGCGCAGTGCACCAGTGGGAAGCGCAATAACTCCTGTCGACGACGTTCTGAGCACCAAATGCATCGCTTATGGGAGGAATAATTACGGTGGTCAAAATGGCTCGGTAAAGTTGCACTATTGAGGCAGGCCGAGGATTTGAGATAGCTTTCTTTACTCTATTACTCTATTACTATTTTTTGGAAATTAGTAAGAGAGAAATATAGAGGATATAGATATAGGAGGTTTAGTTGAAAACGTATAGAGTCTGGACTTCCTTGGTAATTAGAACTTCGTAAAATCACGAAGAATCAGAGTGCAAAGAATTCACGCGTCAATATTCCGCAGAGCGACGTTCCACGACCATCCGCACGAAACATATATCGCAGCCTAAATACGGGTATACTAACCTTCGCGATTACGAGTTCCGGGTATCCGCGAACTTAAAATTCCCAATTCTCAGAAAGGAGAACCTGTGCAAAACGCCAGAATAAACATTTTGATCGAGGTGGCGGAGGAAACTGTCACAGAAATTGAAGCTCTGAAGGAAAAGCTCAAGTCCGAAGGGCGAGCAAAAGAGCCGGAAGTTTCAATGGTCTTCGTTCCGACACTCACCGATGCAGAGCGCGCCGAGGCTCGAAAAATCAGCTACGAAAAATGTCCTGAGGCAGCCAACGCTTGGTTGAAAGAGCTAATCCGCGGTAAGAAAAAGGCGCACATGGATCGTAAGAAGGCGCTGACGCAGCGGTGGTTCAGTCGTCGCGCCCTTATAGTACGTCTGATCGAGGTCGGACTGCAGCACGTGGACGAGGTGTAATAGTGTCGATCGCTACGAAATTCGCCAACAAGAACGAAGTGCACCAAGCACTGCTTGAGAAGCTCGAGGACAGTGGTCTGGACGACAAAGACGCGAAGAAGCTGGGCTTTGTCCCCACCATCGCTGAGAAGGCCGCAACGCTCCCCCTCCCAGCAGCCAAGGCCGGGTTCGTCATCCCCTACTTCGACCTTAAGGGTAGGAAGACCAGCTTCTGGCGCTTCCGTTACCTGGAGACCGTCAAGGACGGATTCACCGCGCTCACGAACCGCAAGGACCTGCGGTATGCGCAGGCACCCAAGACACTCAACGAGCTCTACCTTTCGCCCGAAGTGCCATGGGCGAAGCTCGCCGACATGACCAACGAGGCGCTCATAATCACTGAGGGAGAGCTCAAAGCCGCGTGCGCCTGCAAGATGGGACTCGCCACCATCGGACTCGGAGGTGTGTGGTGCTTCAAGAGCGGAAAGCAGCTGATGCCATTGCTCCCCCAGTTCGCCGAGTTCAAGTGGAGTGGGCGGAACGTGTTCGTCTGCTACGACAGCGATGCTGTAAGCAATCAGATGATCCTCAGTGCTGAGAACGCACTCGCTCGAGAACTACTCAAGCTGGGTGCGCAGCCCTTCATCGTCCGTCTTCCGTCCCTGAATCCACCAAAGAAGACCGGACTGGATGATTTCTTGGTGAGCGAGGGCGTCAAAGCATTTCAGTTGATTCTCGACAACGCCAGCCCGTTCTCCGAGGCACAGGCGCTACACGAACTCAACGAAGAGATCGTGTACGTGGAGGATCCCGGCCTGATTCTGCGACTCGACACCCTTCAGCGCATGGCGCCGAGAAACTTCGTTGACCACGCATACGCAACACGAACTTTCGACGTGGAGGTGCAAGTCGGTGAGAACTTCAGGATCGTGCGAAAGAGCGCGGCCAAAGAATGGCTCAAGTGGCCCCACCGTGCCGCAGTGCGACGAACGACGTATGCCCCTGGCCAGGAAAAGATCACGGAGAACGGAGAGCTGAACATCTGGTCCGGATGGGGCTGCCGGCCCGTTGAAGGCACAGTCGCGCCGTTCCGCAGACTTCTGGACTACCTGTTCGCGGAGGCCTCCCCAGAGAACCGGAAGTGGCTTGAACAGTGGCTTGCCTACCCGCTGCAGCACCCCGGCGCGAAGCTCGCCTCCAGCGTGGTAGTATGGGGCTTGGTTCAGGGCACCGGCAAGACGCTGTTGGGCCACACCATGTTCAAGATCTACGGGAATAACGCGACCGAGATCACAGACCAGGCGCTGCAATCTGGCGACAACGACTGGGCCGAGAATAAGCAGTTCGTGATGGGCGACGAAATCACGGGTGGCGACAAGCGCTCAGTCGCGGACCGGATGAAGAGCATGATCACGCAAAAGCAACTGCGGATCAACGTCAAGTACGTCCCCAAGTTCACCGTCCCGGACTGCATCAACTACTACTTCACTTCGAACCATCCAGACGCCTTCTTCCTGGAGGACACGGACCGACGCTTCTTCATCCACGAAGTGTGTGGCGTGCCGCTGCCCGACGCCTTCTACAAGGAATACATGGCGTGGCTGGAGAAGAGCGGCGCGCACGCGCTGTTCCACTACCTGCTGGGATTGGACCTGACCGGCTTCAATCCGCAGGGCCACGCGCCGATGACCCAGTCCAAGCAGAATATGATCGACGACGGCAAGAGCGACGTAGCCATGTGGGTGGCTCAGCTGAAGCTTTCCCCGGAGACGGTGCTGCGACTGGGCGACGAACCCATTCTGCGCGATCTTTGGACGTGCACGGAGCTTCACGGCTTGTACGACCCCATGGGAAATAAACGCGTTACAATTAACGGGCTGAGTCGGGAGCTGCGCCGTGCCGGCCTGATGCTGGTCTACAAGGGAATGGGCGTCCCCACCATGAGCGGCTGCCAGAAGCTGTGGGCGGTGCGCAACGCGGCGAAGTACGAGAAGATCACCAACGGTCCGGAGCTCGGACGGCTGTATAACGCAGAAAGGGGACACTATGAAAAAGCAAGCGGAAGCAAGCGGAAGTTCTAGGCTCACATGGGAAGAGAGAATTCAGAACTACGTCAAGATCACCAAGTTCCCGCGATCGCTGTTCGTTGGTGAGGACGGTCGTGTGGTTGGCACGTGGATCATGGGCAACGACTACCGTGTCAGGAGCGGGCTGTATGGTGGATACCCGGCGGGCTACCTCAAGAGGATTAAGGCGCTATTCCCAGATAAAGATCAAGGGAGAGTCCTTCACCTTTTCTCAGGGTGCGTGGACTTGGCTGTTCTACCCGGCGACACGTGCGACATCAAGAGTGACCGCAAGCCTACCTATGTCGATGACGCGCAGCGCCTGGAGAAGGTTCCTCTTGAGAAGTATGCTCTTGTATTGGCGGATCCACCATACTCGGTCGAGGACTGCGACCACTACCAGACCAGCATGATCAAGCGCAACGTGGTGCTGAAGGCGCTCGGCGCGCGGATGAAGAAGGACGCGCGGCTTGTCTGGCTCGACCAGGTGCCCCCCAATGTATCGCAAGGATCAGTGGGAGATGGAGGCCGTCATCGGGATGTGTAAGTCGACAAACCATCGTTTTCGCGTAATAACTATTTTCAGGAGGCGGCGATGAACGACCTACAAACTCGACACGGCTACTGGCAGCAGCGTGCGTTCGGCGACAGCCTGACGGACCAGGGACTCATCAGCCACATGAAGCGGGAGATCCTTGAGATAGAGAAGGCCACCCGCAACGAAGAGATCGAGGAAGAGTGTGCCGATCTGCTTCTCCTTCTGCTAGGGTTCGCCCACAAGAAGGGTTTCAGTCTGCTCGACGCGTCGGAAGCGAAATTCGCCAAGGTACAGAAGCGGACCTGGAACCAGCCCGATGCGGAAGGTGTGATCGAACATGTGCGGTCGCATTCGGAAGAGTACTACAAGAATCTGTACGAGCGAAAATAATGAGCGACCTCATCGGAACGAAAGTCAAGATGCTCAACGCGGCGAACCTGCTGGCGACCGCAGAGAAGGGCGAGGACGCAGCCGCTGCGCTGTACGGACTCACCACGCAGCTCACCACACTCGCCAACAGCCTGTTCAAGAAGCAATCCGGCAAGAAGTACATCGTGACGCTGGCCGTCATTGAGGAGGAGGGGAAATGAGCGAGAGGATGCATCTTCGTGCTAGGTTGGCTATGGAGTTCTACAAGTTGACCGTCATGGCCCATTCCGAGGACGACCGTTCCCGGGATGCGTGCATTGCATGGGCTGTCCCTGCCGCTGATGCCCTCCTGGCTGAGCTTCAGAAAGGCGAGCTGGAGAAGTATCCCACCGCGTTCGCATACGAAGCTGTGTGCAAGGCAAGGGATAAGTGGCAGGGTCGCGCCGAAGCCGCAGAGGCACGCGTCGCCGAGTTGGATACGCGTCTCCACAAACTTAATATTGAATACGGGCGCGTGACGGATGGGTGGTCCGCAGCATCTACGAATGAGCAGCGGCTACAGGCCCGCGTCAAGGAGCAGGACGGTATCATCGAGGCCCGCAACAAGTCCCTGGGCGACGCCGAAGCCCGCGTCCGCGACCTTACGACGCAGGTCGAGGCGCTGAACCACCTGGACGAGGACACGGCGGAAGAGTACCGCGAGTGGAGGGCGCGGGCGGAAAGGGCTGAGGCTCAGCTGAAGGACGCGGAGGCCATTCCGGCGAACTGGCTGGGCGTCTCCGAGAAGCTCAGGGAGTACGAGACCCGCCTCGCCGCCATCGACGCCGCCAAGGCCGGAGAGCCGCCCATTCCGGATGAGTTTTTCGGTGGCGCCGGCGAGGATCCCGACAGGGTTCTTGAGCGCCGGACAGCCTGGGGCCGCCAGGGCTGGGACGCCGCCGCCGCGTTGCGGGTGGAGCTGACTCGATCGCAGGGTATGGACAGCGCCAGAGAACGAACTATCAAGTCCTTGTGGGATGTCTTGGATCCTGAAAATGATATGACTCCGGACGACATCGTGAAGGTGGCACAGGACAGGATGTCCAACATCGCTGAGCTGCGGGCAAAGTTGTCGGAGGAACAGGAAGGATCTCGTGGTGCCATCCAGGCGATGTCTTGGCAATGCACAAGGGCCCACGAGGAAGGCCGCCTGGAGGAGCGGGAGAGGATCGCCACCCTGCTGGATGGAGAAGCGGACAACGACTTGGTTCTCCGGGACATTTCCAGGAATCACAAAAGTGATCTGTTCGGAGACGACCTCCGAGCCGCGTTGGAGACGCCCACAAAGGAAGAGAAATGAGCTTCAACAGCCCCGTCATGCGACGCTACGAACCGGAGTTCGATCATCTCCATCCGCAGGTTCGTGGCGTCGCGCAGCACATTTTTGACACCGACACATCTCTGCAGAACTATCCTCGCGCTGAGCAGTTGGCCATCATCACCAGCCGCGCCCGCAAATATTGCGAGCGAGTTTACAAGCGTGAGTTTCCACCACTGAACGGTAAGGAGAAATCATGAGCGGCACCACTGCGCACACCGACAAAGACTACATCGAAATGCCGATCCGTCTCCCGAAGGAGATGTGGGACAATATCGCGCCGCTGGCCCACGCTGCCGGCCTCACCGTCGAGCAGATGTCGCAGGCGATTTTCACTCTCCAGGCCAATGCGGGTGGTTGGTTCGCGAAGGAGAAGGAAGACAAGAAGGAGCAGCCGTGACACACTGTCCTCGCTGTGGCCACCCGCTTGAGCGCGACCACTGCCTGGCGTGCAACTGGCCCAAGACCATCCAGAACGTGCCACACCTTTGGCACCAACCGATGCTGCCGTGGCCGGTGTCGCCTCAACCCTTGGCGCCGTTCAACGCGCTCCATTCCGTCAACTGTGACTGCCTTCCCTGCCGGCGCTCGCGCAAGCAACTGGAGAGAGAAAATGAGCGAACGAAGAAGACTTCCCAATCGTCGTCGTGGTCTCCACTTGGTGATCGGCAGCGGGAAGGAGAAGCTACACGTCTCAACGGGTGAGTATCCGGAAGGGACGCTCGGCGAAATATTTCTTGATCATCAGAGGGAAGGCACCTTCGGACGCGCTATGCTTAATGCGTTCGCTATGTCCGTCAGCCTGGGCCTCCAATACGGAGTGCCGCTGGCTGCCTTCCAGAAAACTTTTCGCGACTTCCGCATGGAGCCGGATCTTCTGCGCCAGATGTTCCTGGAGCTCGCGAAGACTTACCCGAAAGAAGAGCCACCTAATGAGTGAACCAAAACGGCTGTACGTCGACTACATGGGCAAGAATCGCCTGCCCAGCAAACTCGACAAGATACTGCATCTTTCCGACGAAGAACGCACGGAGGCTATCCGCCACGCGGAAGCTTCGCTTGCCGCACACCTGGGCACACGGCCGGGAACGGAGGACCTGAACAAGCTGGCCGCGTGGGTGCTCCACAAGGATCGCCTCCGCGCGACGCTGCAACTACTGCGTGACAAGGAGGCGAACCGCTGGCATGATGTCCCGTTGAAGGAGAACGCATGAGCGAGACACTCTACCAGGTTCTGGGTGTGGCGCCGGCAGCAACACCGCAAGAGATTCGCGATGCCTACTGGGCGCTCGCCCTGAAACACCACCCGGACAAGATCTCCAAGGCGGACGCGAAAATCCCCGCCAAGGTTACGGCGCGTCACGACCGATTCTGCCGTATCACGGAGGCCTGGTCAGTCCTTGGCAGCGTCGAACGTCGCCGGGACTACGATATGGCGCTCCAACTCTTGCGGACGCCCTGTGGGTCTTGCGTAGGGGAGGGACAGGTCTGGAAACAGAAGGGTTTCGGTCAGCGGATCGGCGCGCCCTGCCCGGCCTGTGGCGGCTCCGGGTACGCATCCAAGTAGTGATGCAAGAAGAGATTGCGATTTCTGAAAATATCTCTTTGCGACTTGCACTTTGTCCTTTAGACTGGTCTTGCACTAATAAGGTGCCCACCACCAAAAGGAGAACACCATGAGCAAAGCAAAATTCCCAAGTGACGCGAAAGTCACCATCCTTCACGAGACCACTTTCGAAACTTCCAAAGACCTTTCGGATGCGCAAGGCCAGACTATTGCTGAGAAGGGTTCACTTAACATTTATGAGTTCGTCAACGCGCCAGACACTCAGCAGATCTTCGTCACGGCCAACACACCGGAGGAAGCCTCAGCATTTCTGAACGAGATGACCCGGTTGTCGTCCACGCCACGACAGCTGCTTGCATACCCGGATTGGCTGAACAATTTGTAGGCGAAACACCGCTTCGGCGGTGTCCGCAGGATTCCGCCCTACCTGCGCTGATGAGCCAGGGCGCCACAACCAAAAGGAGGAAAGATGCGAACACCAAGTGGGTTGGCCCACCAGTTCTACCACACCCTTTGTCACGACCTGAAGGTCGAGTTCCCCGTAACGGAGCAGCAGATGCGGCAGTTGTCGCTCGCGCTGTCCGCGATACAGGACGCAGGTTACGTGCGATTCACTCCGACCACCGTGCGTCGCTTGCTGTTCCCGGACGCCATGGACACGAGGCTGTTCACTGGCAAGCCCGGTTACGCAGAATTCCGCAACATCGTCAACGAGATCGTAGGAGGCAAGTGATGGACGAAGAGATGGTTCGTATTCGCGATATGAGGACGAGGATCATGTCCGGGTTGCTGGCTCAGGTGCAGGAGCAGCTTGATATACTGTCGGTGCTTCCGCTTTGCGACAGCGAAAAGGTCGAGCTCGAGGCAGTGGGCGAGTTCGTGGAGATGGCACAGGATCGCATCGACATGGTGGGCAAATGACCAGAAGAAACCGTATCCCGGGCTTGTCCTTCTCATGGAGACGCGCCATAGGAATTTCTGCCGCCAAGGCACGACTCTCCCGCCAGCTCGGCGTCCCTCTTACACGCAGTGGCCGGCAGCGTAAGGTTGGGCGATCGCTTGGCTGTTGCTGGATCCTACTCCTCCCCATCGTCGCAACGGCCGTTGCGCACTTCTGCTAGGAGATTTCGTGAGCGACAACAAACAGGTCTACTGGGCGAGCGCCGTCACGAAGAACTGCCAGGCGTGTGGTCGTAGCCTTCACGCTGCTTTCTACGACGCGCGGTTGAAGGACGGCGTCTGGGGCATCGTGTGCGACCCTTGCTTCCAGATCCGTGGCGTTGGTCTCGGTGTGGGTAAGGGACAGCGGTATACTAGACAAGCTGACGGACGTTGGCTGAAGACGGGAGGGTGAGCTGGCGAAATCGAAAACGATCGACGAGACGCGAGTCGACCGAGCTGTGGCATCGTACATTAAACTTGCGCGAGCGCTGGATGACGGAGAGTTTCCCGAAGACTGGGAACCACAGGAAGTCGCCTACATTCTGCGAACGCTTGTCTCGGGCATAGAGGCTCTTCGCAAACATCTTAAGGAGCCGAAATGAACCACACCGGATTTGCCTACCGTGTCATGGCGCGGGTCACGCTCACTCGCGAAGAGGTCGAGACCGCCACCGCACTCGCCCGAGCACACTACGATAACTTATGCAAGGACACGGCCCGTCCTGGTGGTTTGCTGTTCGGTCTTAATAACCGGCTTCACCTGGCGGGGAATCCGGGGTTGCCCGAGGATGAGATCGATGTCGCGCTAACATTCCGTGACGCCGATCTGCTGGCCAAGGTCACCGAGCAGCTGATGTATCCCGGAGAAGCACTGATTCCAGCAGCCTGCCGGCTTCATGCTGAGCTGATGCTGGTGATGCACAAGATGAACGCTGAATACGAAAGAATGCATCCGAGAACTGAGGAGACGAAATGAAGATCACGTTCACTATGTCAATAAAGCAACTTCGGCTGGTGCTCGCAAGTAAGGAGACCAGCGGCGCGTTCAGTAACGGGGGCGAAAAGGTCTTTTACTGGCAGAAGCGATCGCCGGCGGCTGGTGCCGTAATCGACATATCAGACGAGCCTAATAGTTGGTAGCTACTTCGTATTTTCTTTACCGACGCCGCGTAGTATAGTGGCCGAGTAGTAGATCCTTACTATCGGAGCCACGCGCTCCACGCCAATCCCGAAGCCGCTGGGCAGCTTACACCGTAGTGCCTGGCCCGCAAGGGATTTTATGCACCCACCTTGAGTGGCGTTCGGATGGCCCACTAAAGTTTCAGTCCGAATGACAGCCGGGAAAGACCGGCAAGCCAGCGGGCGAAACGCGAGTTAATCTCATCATCTTTCGGGGTGTCGTCTAGCGGTCGGGCTGATCACTCGACAGGACACGCTTGCTGGTAACCAGGGCCTGTAGCTCAGTTGGGAGAGCGGGTGCTTTGCAAGCATCAGGTCGCAGGTTCGATCCCTGTCAGGTCCACCATTCCTTTGGCTGCACATGCCCGAATCCCGATCTGGTCAAGACATGTGCGGTGTCGTCCAGTGGCTACCTCGCCGGCAACGGCATCTCGACTACGGAGCGCAGTAGGCAAACCTGGCAGCTTCAGTGGAATGCTGAAGCGTTTCATCCCACGCAACGAAGCACAACTGGGTGACAGATACATGCTTCTCCTTCTTACCATCATCTTGGCGCTGCTCATTGTGGTGCTGGTCCTAGGGCACCTCTACGGTGGCGAGCGACAGCCTGAGCAGACGCCTTTCCTCGGTGAGGACGGCAGCTACCTTGCCGGACCGAGGCTCCTCACCGGTGTGCGGTGGACGCCGCCGGACTTCTGCTGCTTGGGTTGGCGGTGAGGGCTGCCGACCTGCCCTCCGGCACAACGCTTCGGCGTTCTCTTCAAGCCAGGGCCGTGCCTCTGGTCCTGCGTTGAATAGAATCCCTACCACAGAGACCACCGACATTGCCCGTGGAGTCCGGGCACTTGCCGTCTTTAAGAGCCACTAACGGAGTGGCAGTGTGTTGCATCGGTGGGCTGAGCCACCACGCCACAAACAGCCGGTCCATAGGAGGTCACCATGCGCCTTAGTGCATAAACGGCGAACACCTGACATCGCCACCCTTTCCCTCCACGACCCTCCTTGCCCCCGGAGGGTCGTTTTCTTTGTTGACCAAACCAAGCTGATGCATAATTTATATGCGCTTAATAATTTTGTGCTTTACACGGTGCACTGGTGCCGTATATTTACTACCTCGGGGTTGACCACCCGAGAAGAACAGCTCCGGTCGTGAGGTAACCCTCCACCAACAAAAGGAGACCGCAATGCTTACCGAACTGCACGCCATCACTGAGCCTGCCGGCGATTACCGCGCCTCACTGGTGTTCCTCAAAGACCTGTCGCGAGCCCTTCCCATCGTCCTGGCGCGGGTGGACAAGAAAGCGGTGG